TACTGTTGACTGGGCTCACCCAGAGAGTAATATAGTAGACACTGATCATTCAGAAATACCGCACGAACATAAGTGCGCTCACGTACTTGCATTAAATGATGGCAACTACGCAGCACAACCTAACAACAGATTAATTTGGGACATACCGTCTTTCACAGTTAAAAATACTGTGCCTGATTGGAAGGTACAAACAAATGAATGGAACGTAGAAGATACTCAACAGTGGCAAACAGAAGACACTGATAATTTCTTTTATGAGATTGAGGAGAAGAAAAATGATTAATATGAAGTGTATAAATTGTGGGATGGGATTTATTGTTACTGATTATAACAAAAACTTGGAGTGTCCACATTGTGGTCACATACATGGAGCCGATTATGTAGAACACACTCATGAGGATGGCGTAGTTCATACCCATAAAAATGGAGATGTTCCACATACACACGAGGAGAAAAGCATGATAAGAAAAATCAAAAATAAAATAAAGAGTATTTGGAATAAAATAGTATCTTTATTTAAACCAAAAGCACAGTAGTGAATTTAGTAGATCTGTTAAAGAAAAATATAGTAATGGTGCCTGTGGTGGCCTCACTTGTTGTGGGGACATTCACAGGTGTCCGATATGTAGTCAATTTAACTGATAGTATTAATCAATCCGAACAAAATGTAATAAATCTACAAAGAGATTTAAAACAAGTCCAAAAAAATATCGCAGAAATAAATACAAGACTATCATCTGCCGAAGCAACATGGCAGATGGCAGAAAATTTATAC